TTGTACTTTTCGATTAAGTCCACAAACCATTGGTAGCAATCGTGGTAGTCGACAAAATTGTCGCCGCTCGCCTGGAGCAGACCTTGTTGTTCATATATGCGGTAGTTCAAGCCGTCCCGAGCCGAGTTCTCGTCTATCAGTTCGGTGGGCATAAAGAACTTTGAAAAGACATACAGTTTGTCGTACTTTTCTATGACGATGCAACAGGCCGTCAAGTCGGTAGTCTGCGACAAGTCAATGCCGCCGACACAATAGCATCCCTTAAAGTCCTCAAGTTTGAACTCGCTATGAAATGCTTTATCAACCGACACCGCATCGAGCCAGGCAATAGAACTGTTCTGCTTGATGTTGCAATATTTTGTCAGAAACTCCGCCTTTTTCGATAAGGAGCCTTCGGCTACGGCTATCTCCTCGAGAAGATAGTCAACCGTTACCGACACTCCGAGGTTCGGGTTTGCTTTGCGGAGTTCGTTTATATCGTTCCACTTGTCCGGATCGTCGATGGTATAAAAAAACGGCAGCAGCCTTTTCTCTTTGGAGTTACCGTTGAGAAATGCCGTTGACCGTTTAATGATTTCGTCATAAATTCCGTCTGACTCGTAGCCTGCCGTTGAGCAGCTGAAAAGCATCCCCTCGGGACGGGCACCCATGCCGGATTTTAAAACCTCGTATTGCTTGAGGCCCTTTTCCCCGGGCCACGAGGCTATTTCGTCACATATTGCAAGTGATGGGTTAAAGCCATCCGACTTTTTAGCCGAAAAGGCTATTTTCTTGACCGTTGAGTTCGTCGAAGGAACATAAAGGTCGGTCATCCTATGCTTTGCAAGGTCACTATCGTCGATAGTTTTCATCCGTGCGTGTTTTTTGCTTGCCTCAACCGCCTCTTTTGCTTTTTGCCACTCGGGGTCAAGGACTACATGCTGCCATATATCGTTGTAGATAATTTCGGCCTGGTCGAGTTTCGGTGCGATGCAATAGACTCTTGCGCCGTACCCTCCATCCACAAGCCACATATATTTTGCGACCGCAGATGCAAGTAAAGACTTACCGTTTTTTCTGGCAACGATTAAAACTATCTCTCTGAATTGTCGGTTACCGTTCTCGTCAAGTAAACCGAACACCGCAGACAAAAAAGCCTTTTGCCACAGTTCGAGTTTCAGCTCACTCGGTGCGAGCGGGCCTTCAGAGTGGTAACAATGATGCTCAATCCACTCGATAGCATCGTTGGCTCGCTTTTGGTCGAACGAAAACTCTTGCGCCTCGAGGCCGCTGATGATATACGCATAGATTTGTTCAATCCAGGAACCGACCGTGTAAGTTCCGTTCTTTATTCCCTGGTAATATGCGTAAATGTAGTTTTCTCCGGTTTTCTTCTTTTTTGTCGCCATATCGCTCCTCAAATCCGACTAAAAAAGCACATTTGTGGTGAAATATATTTTTTGAAGGGCAGCACTCGGTCTCCCGTGTACCCGTCCCTACCCGTTCAAACGGGGGGGCTATCTCCACTCTGCGTATTTCCACTTGTAACCGCCTGCCGTTAATCGTTGACCTTTGCATACTCGTGTTATGTTACAGTCTGCGATATTTGTCGCCAGTCCCGCCTCTTTTACACTTGCGTATTGGATTTCCTTGTCGCCATCAATTTGTATTACTGGTTTCTTGCAAGCCTCGGCGATGCAAGCCTTCTGATAGTCGGTTAGTTTCTTCCCGTAGTTCGGGTTCTTTTCCCCTCGCTTGCCCTCGGCTATGTGTTGCCGTCCTATGTCAGACACCGTGTGATGTTTACCAGTTAGTGCGTCCGATATTTTCTTTTTAGTTTCAGGCGAACACTCTATGCCTTTATTCCAAGGAACTATTTGTTTTTCTTTGCGAGTGTCTGCTATTTTCTTTCTTGACTCTTCAGACAATGCGTGACCGCCTAATGCTTTGTTATATCCGAACCGCTTATCGTAGCTCTTATATTTAAAAATCAGTTCTCGTTCTAAATCTTCGGCTTGCTTTTGTGTTAGGCCATCCTGGACTATTGTGTGTTCAATATTGTTCCACCCGTAGCAAGTGATCGCATTATAAAAATGGTGGTTGGACTCATATCCTTTTCCGTTTTGCCATCTTGATTTTGGCTTTCGGTGTGTTATGCCGATGTACACTTTGCCGTTTGGTGCCGTATGCTTATACACCGTCCACATATTATTACCGCCTTTCGTAATTGCCTTAATAAATAAGGCGCAGAAACGGATAAGGCTTTCCGCATTCGAGAGCGACTCTATCTGCGCCATTATTCACTTGATTATTGGTTTGCCGTCCGGGCCTACTTTGTATCTCGACTCGCTTGCTTTGAGATGGTGTTCTTTGTTATGACAATCTTGGCAAAGGCATTCAAGTAAGTCCCAGTTAAGTGATACCGAAGGGTCTTCGATATTGTTCGGAGTGAGATATTGCTTATGGTGTACAAGTACCGCCACATCTCCGCAGCGCTCACATATATAGCCTTGGCTTTTGAGATAAGCCTGTTGGCATTGCTGCCATTGCTTACTGTTGTAGAATGCTTTAGCCCATTCCTTTGCCACACTAAACCCACCGCCCTTCCTGGTGCACTTGTCGTTTGTCGGCACCCACCTTTTCAAGACCTCTTGGTCTTTACTCCACATAAAAGCGAAAGAGCCGAGGTTTGGTTCCTCGACTCTTCCGTTTGATTTCGGAGATTATCATGACACTCAATGAACTTGTTGTCCCTTATTGCGCATCTTAACAATATCACAATATATGGTGGCAATTAAAGGCAATTAGCGGCAATCTTACATTTTCTTGTAATTTTTTAATTGCCGTGTCCCTATGTGTCCTAACACTCCGCTCGGCATAACTGGTTACCTCTGCGACCTTTTCCCAGGAATAACCCTTGAGGTAAAAGTATCGGATGACATTCCGCTCCTCCGGTGTGAGTATGTCTATCTCTTCTTCTACTCTCAATTCTGCCTTGTTGATGGTCTCGAGCTTTTCGGCAAGTTTGGCTTGGAGTTTGTCTCTGCTCTCAATAAGAGTTGTCAGACGATCTCCCGCTCCTCCGCCTTTGCCCGTCCGTTCCGTTGAAAGAGGCTTGAGTCCGTATATCTGTTGCTCAAGTTCGGCAATGCGCTCCTCGAGATATTGTTTCTCTTTAATCATTGACCGAATGTTATTCAGTTCGTCTATTACCACTCGAGCATCCCCTTTCGTTTCTTTTTACCCGTTTCGTATCTGCCGAGTGCTTTGCACTCTTCGGGTTCGCATCCTCTCGGTTCTCCGTTCTCCAGGATGTAGGTACACATCTCGGTGCCTTCGGTTACCACCCGTCTGTACTTACATCCTTCGCACCCCGCCCTCATATTCCGAGCTCCTCGTATTTATCTCTGATGGTCTTGCGAGGTTTGAGGCCTGCCTCATATTCTTCATGAGTCTTAAAGAACGGGCAAGGTTTTCTGAAGAATGTATCGTTGAGGATGGCACAATAACCGTTCTCGTTTGCAAAGCATTTGCTCCGCCTTTGAGTGCATCTCGGAAAGTCACTCCGTGTTCTTGTCATTGTCTACCTCCACCTTATTCCTGTACTGGTCAACCGCAAATTTGCAAAGATGTTCGTGGGTACAATACCTCGTTATTGCCATTTCCCCTCCGAGTTCATAGTGCTTTGTGTACTGAATTTCAAAATATGGGCAGTCGTTAGGGCAAAAACTATTTGCATCGACATTTATTTTCATTTGTCCACCTCCACGATTTGTTCTATCACATTGATACAGTCTGCTATCATTTCGTCGGTTGTATGTTTCTCTCCAGGCCAAAAGGATAAAACCCCACTCGCTCCGTCATACCGTGTATAGTCGTAACAATGGGAATAATCCCAGCCGATGAAATTGCCTTTTATAGGCCCGTCGGGCAAATGCAAATGGTCCTCGTGGTAAGTGACTCCTCCGTGACACTCAATATTGTCCTCATCAACAAGGTAGTCCTTATAGTCGACATAAGCGCAAGGGTGCGACCCAAGTGAGATGACATAATAGTCAAGTCCTTTATGCGTACCTTTAGCCAGGAGTGTTCTTTCCTTCGTGTTCCCGGTGTAAACCATTTCGCATATTTTGCCCGTTTTAGGTTCCTCCGTTATTATGATACCCGTCATATTGCCGTATAACTTGCCCATGTGATAGCAAGCCGTTGCAAGCCTTACAGGATCGTCGAATGTTCCTTCGTACACCCATACCGTTTCGCCTTCGGGTGTTTTCAGCTCTTTTTCTACTTTGTATGCCATTATTTAACCTCCTTCGGAGAGTTGCAAAAGTAAACATTACCATCGCACCCTCTCGTGTATGTTGTTCCGTCTGGTCTTACCCCGTCACTTAACTTGTACGCATTACAGTTCTCTCGGTACGGGCAGGGCGAGATAAGACCGTTATCTGCTATGTGGAGTTGTTCCATTAGGCTCTCTCCATCCTCACATTGTCTATCATCCACTCCGCCTCGTGTGTTGTCAGAGGGTTCTTCGTGGCACTCTGTTTTACTACCCTCATCCGCTCGTCGAGTATTGCGAAGGAATACCCGCCGTCGATAGGTACATAAAACTTGCTTTGTATGAATGTGTAGCCGTTGTGTTCGACTACTCGGTCAAATTCTCTCATTGTTCCTCTCCTGCCGTGTAAAGTATTGCTGCTACCATCATTCCGAGCCAAAAGCCGAGGGCGAAGATAAAGAGTAGTTTAATCATTTGCCCAGGCCCTCCTCGTAGTGGTACTCCGCTTTGACGATCTCCGAGTCGATGTAGTCCTTTTCTCCGTCCTGGCAAGTCCCTGGTGTCTCTTTGTGGAGATAGCACTTGAACTCGTTGCCGTCTACGTATGCGTACTTGCATTCCTCACAGATTATTTCATCCACCGATTAAAACCTCCTTTGTTGAGCATCCGACCGTCCAGGCACCCTCGTGTGTATCGTGGTATATGTCTATTCCCGTAGTGCCTCGGTCATCTACTCGGTACTCTTTGCCGTCT